TAGCTAAGTCATATGTATCAGCACTTAAACGCGGTAGAACATACTTTAGTGAACCAAATAGAACTAAAGTACCAGTTCAGGTAATATAGACATGAAGACGAATGATATCTTTCTATATTGGACGGTTACAGTCTTTGTATTGGCAGTTACAGCTGGTATGTATCTAAAGCATATTGATTACTGGTTTATAGGTGCAACAATTGCATTTTTATTGATAGGCTACTATTTTGATGTAGCAGAGCAAGAAAGCAATCGTAATTACTTTGAAGACAGAGGTTATCCTCTTGACTGGGAAGATTACAAAGCACAGTATGAAGCACCAGATGAATACAATATGGATGGATGTGATACTTGTCATAACAAGGTTTATAAATTGTGTATGTGTAAACCTGTTGTTAAAAATTAACTAAATAAAGCACGGATTTATTAGAGGATACTTTGCGCCGTTGGCATGCTCAGTATTAGTCTCGGTTCGTGCTTTATTACTAAATGAGGTAATTATGAGATATAAAAACGAATTTGTAACATTAATTAGTGGCTCAGTAGCTGTTGTGTTGTTAGGTTATTTATCATACAATGCAATGGTAACACGAGATGTACCTGTCGAAAAGATAGTATATCAAGATAAAGAAATAATGGTAGAAGTACCAAAGTATATAACAGAAACAATAACAGATACAATATACAAAGACAAGTTTATTCCTTTGTATTTAAGTATTAGTAAAAGTGAGTTTGAAGAGGTGTTTAGGCATTACCGAGATTTACGAGGTCCATGTAGTACATTTGACTGGAATGGTAAATTATATAACACCAGACTCGACACAGAATCAGAAGATATTTGCTCTCCTAAAGTAAAATGAGCTATATAAAACAATATTGTCCATACAGAACAAGATACGAACTATTGGAATGGGCTAAAACTCGGTATCCTTCAACCAAGTTTGATAGTAAGTGGTCTAAAAAAAGACTGTTTGCGCTATACTACAATACTAAATGAAGGTGGCGTAAGCCATCTACTAGCAGGTGCGTACAATCCTCCTTTCATCCGTGTCTTGTTCGCGTGTATGCACCTGCAAATAATTAAAACTATGTACCTCATAGTTATAGACAAAGATGAAGCCGTGTGGGATAAAATGTTAATACTTTGTCTTATAGGTGATGGGTAACCATTATAAAGATATTGACAGGCGAGTACTGTTCTAACGAGGGTCAAGCCACCTAAACTTTTAATTCAACAGATAACGACAACATAAGGAGCCTATATTATGGCAAACGCAACAAGCACACCTAGTGGTGAAAGAACAGTAAGTGTAAGTGAAAATGGTAGTTGGTCTACCAAAACAATCGTAGCAAATACTATTGGCGAACTAAGAATAGCATTAGATATACCTAATGAAGCTACAGTAAACGTTCAAGACCAATTGTATACAGATAATTCATCTGCTATGCCAGTTAACGAGCTAAATGATGATGGTACAACACGACCATTGTGTATTGGCTGGGTAGCTAACAATAAAACAGGCGGTTGTTAATTATAATTGTAATCAGGGGTCTGCACAACGCAGGCCCCAAACTATAAAGGAGAATTATGAATTTAGCATTAGATTTTAAATCAAATCCATTAGTTAATGATAACATTAAAGATTGTAGTAGCTCTCCTGTAGAGTTTACAGATACAGGCGCACGCATTAAATTTGTAAGACCACCACGATATGATTCATTAGACGGTCCATTGTGGAAAACTCTTGTAACCATAGATACATTGTGGGATAATGTAGATGCAGAACAATTTGCAAATGAAACAGGCATGCGTGATATTGTAGCATTTAAAGAACAACTAGAAACAATAAACACGTGGTTGTATGATGCTTTAGAAATAAAAGATAATATTAGTGTGACTAAATCATATGCTTGGAAGAAAGGTTGTTATGATATTGTTAAACATGCTATTATGTCCTCTCAAATGTTTCATAAAAGACCAGCTGGTATGTCTAGTTTATTCAACAGAATACAAGATAATAAATGGATATATGACCAACTGGAAAGACAAATAACAAATCTTGATACGTATCGTACAAAAGCTAAAGCAGCAGAAATAGCGCTTGATAGCAGCATTGATAATATTATTGAAAGCCAAAAATTAGCTTATGATAATATTATAGAAAGTACTGAGCAAGCTAATGCTATGTCTGATTACTACAAAGTATACAATTATATCGAACCAGCAGATAATTACACGGATATTAAATTATATACAATTGTACATTGCAAAGCAAAAGATATGACTATCATTAATAACAATAACGAAGAAATATGTAAAATGAAAGTTTCTGAATGTTATCTTAAGTTTCATAGACCATTGTACAAAGCATTAAATGGTGGTACAAAATACCCAATATATTATCTTGCAGCTGTTATGAATGCTAAACATCCATATATCAATGCAAGTCCATACAGAAGAATAGCTCATTCAACTATAGATAGATATGCATGGAACACATTGTGTTTGTCTAGTTATACAGATGATATTACAGGAGCATTGTACAAAAATGATTATATGTCATTTGTTATGGGTTTAATGAATTGGAATAATATCTACAACAAAGATGCAACTAATCCATACGAAACTATTACACAAGTTATGGCTTATGGTACATTTGCTGATTCTGATACTGAAGAAACAACACTCAGACTAAAAACAGCTCTTGGTATTCATCAAAGCGATTTCTTTCGTGCTAGATATTGCAAACACGTAATAACAGAGTTAGATAAAACGCAAAGACATTGGAATGAAAGTATTACAAACAATGTTGCTCCATATGCAAAATACATTATCGAAGAATATGATAGTAAAAATTGTCCAACACGCAGTAGTTGCTCAGGATATTTACGACTAAAATCATATTATGAATCAGATATGCAGTATATTGCAGAAGAGCTTGTAGGTAATTTCTTTATAAACAATCATAGCACTCCAAACGATGTAAGCTACGAAATTCAAAAAATGGAATCTAAGTTAATGAATAAATGTGAAGTTGATAGATATAAAATTATCAACAGATTATTCAATGATTTATTGTATGAAGATGAAAGCACTTATTGGAATGAATCAATAAAAAAGTTTGAGAGTCAAATAGAAGCAATGCAATACAAAATAGAACTATGGGAAAAACAACTTGCAAAATATACAAACAGGGGGTAAAAATGAATCAACCTAACTTTATTATTAAAGAAAAAGCATGGAATACTATGCAACAGTATGCAGGCATTGCATACGAAAAAGATAAGAACGAGATATCTGGATTAATACCATATAAACTAACAAAACATCCTGTGTCAAATGAAAGTGTATATGAGTTGTTTGACCCAGTTATCTTAAAACAAGAAAACTCAGGAACAACAACAGAACTTGATGGTGAAGCACTAAGAGATTACCAGGTTAAAGCTGGTATGAAATATGGTACTGACATCAGGTTTTGCTGGTGGCATTCACATCATATGATGGAAGCATTTTGGTCAGGAACAGACGATAAAGAAATAAAAGCCTGGAAAAATGATTCATGGTCACTTGCTCTTGTAATAAACTTGTTTGGTAATTACAAACTAAATGTATCTGTATGGCAGCCTGTGGAACATTCTGAAGATGTAGAACTAGAAATTATTAGAGATATTGCTCAAGCAACTAAAAAACAACTCAAAGAATACGATGAACTATGTTCTAATAAAACAGCTATGGTAACTACAGGTTGGCAATCAAAAGGATACACTCCTCATAATCAAGTAACTATGTGGAACAATAAAACTAAAGAAGATGCGCTTGACCCTAATGCGCACAAAAAGCTAAAATGGGTACAGGGAGAATCTATGGCACCTTATGCAGAACTTATCGAAGCATTAGACGATGCAATAATTGATATAGTAGATGGTTTCTGCGAAGGTAGTATAGATTACAAACAATATTCTAGCAAAATAAAAATGTTAAACAAGGACCTAAAGCTAAGAAATGCAAAAGTTAAAATTGATATATTACCACAAGGTAAAGTATTAGAAAAAGCTATGACTATGCAAGCTTGGGAACATTTAAAATATGACAATGAAGCTGTAGAAAAATCATATGATGATGCTAGATTAACTCAATATCAAACAACGTATGGAGGTTATGGATGGGTATAAACATAAGAAGCGAAGGCTTAGTAAATACTTTGCATGAATATACTTTTCATATACTAGGTTGCGGAGCTATAGGTAGCTCTGCAGCCACCCAGCTATTACGATGTGGTGCTAAAAACTTTGTCTTGTACGATATGGACAAAGTAGCAACAGAAAACATCGGCGTATCTCAGTATATGGATGAACATATTGGCATGTTAAAAACTGAAGCATTAGAAGAACATCTGATGAGTATTAATTGTAGAAATTTAGAAATAATACAATCACCAGAATACTTTAATATGTTTCGATATCAAGACAATAATGACATTGTAGTATTAGGTTTTGATAGCATGAAATCTAGAAAACATGCAGTTCAAGAAATATGTTCAAACAAACGAACTAAACCATTCTTGTTGATAGATGGTAGGATGGGCGGTTAACATTACCAGCAATATTTGTTCAAAGACTTGACTTTAAATAAATACTTAAAAACATGGTATTCTGATGATGAAGGTGATGCATAACCATGCAATGTCAAAGCATCAAGTTATTGTTCAAATATGGCAGGTAGTATGATTGTAAACGCTATTAGGAAAGTAGTCACAAATAGTCCTTACGAAACAATGTTGACTTTTAACTTCCCTACAATGACAATACAAAAAAATACTTGCTTCCCAGCCTGACAATTAGTAAATTGATAGCTCGTCTTCAATCTTCGAAGGCGAGTTATCGTTATCGTAAATAAGGAAAAAAACACAATGAAACTAACAAAAGTAAAGAGGAAAGCTGTCTCTGTAAATCCCTCAACTCTGTTATTGTATGGAGCACCTAAAGTTGGTAAAACTACAATGTTATCTAATTTAGATGATTGTCTAATTATAGATACAGAAAAAGGTAGTCGTATGATTGAAGGTTACATACAAGAAGTAAATACTAGAGATGAGTTGATTGAAACATTGATAGCTATCAAAGAAAGTAAAGAAGTAAAATACAAATATATAGCCATTGATACTATTGATAAAATAGCAGAATGGGCTGAACGCAGAGTATGTGAAGAAGAAGGAGTCAACTCTATTGCAGACTTAGCATTTGGTAAAGGCTATGGACTTGTACGTGAAAAGGTAGCTAAAACTATTTCACATTTTAAGGAAGTAGCAGAACATCTTATTATAATTGGTCATAGAAAAGTAGCGTATGCAGTAACAGAAGGCAATCCTATAGTTATACCAGAATCTCTTGATTTAACAGGTAAACTAAAAAATGTAATTATGGCTGGATGTGACGCTATTGGCTATGTTTATCGTGGAGAAAAGGATGAATTAATGGTATCCTTTAAATCTAATGATTCAATAGAAGCAGGTAGTAGATGTCCTCATCTAAAGGGTAAAGAAGTTAAATTTGAATGGAAAAATATATATAAGGAGTCTAAATAATGGCTATATTCAAACCAGAAACAACAAGCGCAGGAACAGGAACTCCTAAGTCTTCATACTTAGGTGCAATAGAAGTAGGTCCAGTAGGATTTAAAGATAGAAGTGGTGATTTCCCAGGCCAAGATTGGGCTGAGATATTCTTGGAAATAGAACTATCTGTTAAGGGCAGTGAATACACAAACAAAATGTCTTTACTAGGCAGACTAGATAAAGATGGTGAAGGTAAGATTGTTGGAGGTAGTGTACTTAAAAGAATGTACAATATCTTTGAAATGATTGGATTTAAAGGTGGTCTTACTATTGACAAGAAATGGGAAGATGATAGTGGTAACGAAATTACAAACATCGCAGAACATTTAAATAATAATTTCAAAACTACTAATCAAGAGTTTATTGCATACGCATACAAAAAGAAGCCTAAAAAGCCAGGAGACAAAGTGTACACAGAGATGTGGCCAAAGCTATGGCTAAATACAGAAGGTGGTAGAATGCAATGTGATAAAGATATCAAATGGTTAAAAGAAAATGGATATCTAAAAGAAGCTAGTCAAGATGATTTTGCTCCAAAAGGACAAACCAACTTGGCTGACAATGCGTTAGCTAATCTATGAACTACGTAGAGATAGCAGTTGGAAGCCCTAATAATAGAGGCAACCTAGTTTTACGCAGCGAGCTTGGACATTATCTTCCTAAAGATGGTAGCCCATTATATCGCTCTGTTTATCTCTACGGTGATGATGCAAAAGAATATGCTAATTCACATAGGACGTTAAAAGGCTATCACGGTAAGCGTGGTATTGACAATGTACTTATTGATATAGATAGAAAAGATAACTCAGATGAATACACACTAAAACAATTGCGTAATACCCTACTCCATTTAAATACTTTAGAAGTTTTAGATGAGAGTATACAATGTTATTTTAGTGGTACTGGTTATCATATCGTCATAACAAATAAAGTATTCAATTTCCAAGCTAGTGATAGCCTGCCCTATCAAGTCAAACAAACAATGTCAAATCTGTTTCAAGATATAGATAGCAGTATATACATGAGAAGTGGAATATATAGGGTTTCTCACACTAAAAATCAAAAGACAAACCTATATAAAATACCTATCACATTACATGAAGCACTAAACTATACTTATCAACAGATACACGACTTGGCTAAAGACCCTCGTTTTGAATATCCATATGAAGTATTAGATGGTGATAATGAGCTAGAAGGCTATATATGCCTAGATGTCCCTAGAATACGCCAACAAAGCAAAGTTAGTGAGCCCACGAAGATAGTACCTTGTGTGCAAACAATGCTCAGGAATGGCCCAATACAGGGCTCTAGGCACAATACGCTACTTAGAATAGCTAGTTATCTCAAAAGAAATGGTGTTCCTAGCGACTATGCAAAAGTAATGATATTGCATTGGAATAACAATATGATGAACGAAGAATCAGTAATACAAAAAATAGAATCTGTTTACAATGGAAACTATAGATACAGTTGTCATGATTCAGTAATGAAAGAACATTGTCAAACAAAATGTATTTACTTTAAAAGCAAAAACTATCATATTGATGTTAAAGATTCTAGCACATTACAAAAGGAATATGAAGAGCGATTAGAAACAAACTTCCAAGGTAGAACTGTACCTTTATCAGATATGTTTGATTTAGATGGTTATGATACACAAATATATCCAGGAGAACTCGTTACCATATTCGGTCCAACAGGGTCTAACAAAACTACATTAGCGCAAAATCTTGCATTGGGTGTAGATTTTAAAAACGATAGAATAAACAAACAATGGCAAATACCAACATTGTTTTTATCTTTAGAACTTTCAGCATGGTACATGCACAGACGTCATTTGCAGATTGTATCTGGTTTATCAAAAGAAGAAGTTAATGCTAACTACAAAGAAATATACAAAAAGCATTCTGATGAACTACAACATCTGCACATACAAACAGTAACACCAACTCTAACATCAATACAAGACAAGATAAAAGAATTAAACCCATATCTTGTAGTTGTTGATTACATAGACTTAGTGGATACGCCAAAAGATGTTAAAGGAGAGTATGAACAGATTAAATACATATCTCATAACTTATCTAATATGGCTGTAAATCTGGACGTTATCATCATACAAGTATCACAAGTTAGTAGAGAGTACAGTAGAAATGAAGTCTTAGACCTGTATGCAGGTAAAGGTTCAGGTGCTATAGAGAATGCATCACGTAAAGTGATTGGTCTTAATGGTCAAGCTGATTCTAATATTAAAGAAATTCATATGTACAAAAATACTGATGGCGAGTTATTTGATGTAGATGTAGAATGGCGTGAAAGTTTTAGATTAAGGAGAGTCTAATGGGATGGTTTATAACAATAATACTAGACGATAACTTAGCTATGATAGAGTTATTCAAATTGTTTAGAACAGGCGTAGCATGGATTGATGATGAAACTGGAAGAGCATCGTCATTAATCTTTGGAATATGGAAGTTCGAAACAAACTTTACGCTTGTTTTTCGCAAGGAAATAAACTGGCATGAAACAACAGAAGCGTAGATTAACTAGTAGAATGAAGTTTTGGGAGGACAAGTTCCTCCCAAAGCTTAAGAAGCATCATGGCAACAGAAGTAAGGGTGTCTTCCATAGATTGATGAAAAAATCATCTACACTCCGAACTTCATTGAAAAGAAGGAGCAGGGAGTATGAAGTACTATTTGACATTAGTCTTAAAGAAATTCGTGAGCTTATATTACTGGCGTACGGCAAACAATGTAAATATTGCAAAGAAATACTTAAAGTTAACAATATGGTTTGTGACCACACTAATCCTATTAGCCACGGCGGAGATTCTATCAAGACAAATCTTCAAATGATATGTGCGCGTTGCAATACCAGAAAGGGCCCTTTAACAGATAAAGTATATAAAAAGTTATTAGGCTGGTTAAAAAGACAAAACAAAAATTCAAGAGATTACATACTACGCAAACTTGCTAGAAGCGATGTATTTAAATAAGAGGAAATATGATAAGTAAAATATACCAACAAGATAGAAAATTAGTGCAGATGGGTAGGGGTAAACATAAAAAATATCCAAAATTAAGTAAGATATATAAACAGGCAAAAGCTATGTCTAGCTTAACGCCAAGTATTAAAAGAATAGTAAAGTACAAAAAAACTAAATAAGCATTTACTGGCTGGAAGTTGCAGGATAAAAACTCCAAAAATGTAACTAATAACCGCAGTTATAAGATATAGGTATAATGTGGATGTTACAACATCGAAAGAAACGGGGAGGGTCAAACAATTAACAATTAACGGAAGTTATTATCAATAGTTTGGTGCAGCTCTCCCCGCTCACATAAGGAGACAATATGATATTATTTGGAATGGTAATTAAATGTTATACAGTGATATCACTTTTAACAATAACAGATGAGATATGGAATTTAACTAATCCACGACCATATCCTGAAGCAAAATACGAATTAGCAAATTGGGAAGACAAAGACTTTATCTTTTATGCAAACGGAACATATGTATTAAGAGAAAAAAGAAAAGCAGACAACACAACAAAAGCAGAAGCCAGGAGGTTATGGCATGAACGTAAAAATAAGCAGATTCGATAGAATAGGCATCAAACTAAAAAGGTTGTTAGGATGGAAAATAAAAGACCTCGCTACAAGATACAACGTAACGACAAGGACAATATATCGTGCGTTGAAAAAATAATAAAACACCAAGAAAATCTGTTTAATTTAACATTTAGAAACGGCAGATGGATAAGGAGATATAAAAATGGACTTAAAGAAAATAAAAACAACAAAGAAAAAAACAACGCTCGTTAATCTTTCTTCAAAGCAAAGAGACGCAGGTAGAACACTATCAAAACCAAAAACATCAACAATAGATAGACGTACAAAAGCTATTAAAAAAGCTGCCAATGGATGTTGGTGGATAGAAACATATTTAAATGGCGTGTATACTTGGAAAGCTAAAAGCCATATGAATGGAGTAGATGATGAGTAAATTCTACGATATTGACTTGCCTTTCGGAATAAAATATGAGGGTACATTATCAGAATTATTGACAGCAGATACAAACAAGTTGATTGAAGTCAAAACAGAACGTGATAAATGGAAAGAGACAGGCAATATATTTGTAGAATTTGTATGGCGTGGGACCTTGAGTGGCATAACAACTACCAAGGCTGATTGGTGGGCAACAATACTTACCCTAGAGGGGGAGATACAAGGAATAATATTGTTGCCTACCAACATAATGAAAGCCAAAGTTAAAAAGTTAATAAACGAAGGTATAGCTAGTTATCCAGTAAAAGGCGGTGATGACAATGCTAGTGAAGGTGCGTTAGTGCCTATAAAGGAGTTAATGAACTATGAAGGATAAAATAGAGCTGTACAAAGAAAGCCTAGATATTAGAAGACATGAATCAGGAGCCAGGTGGTATGCACCATTTGGCTCTTATGATTGGAAGCCTTCAGTTACTACTATTATAGGCGAAACACTAAGTAAGGGCAAAGGTTTTGAGCAATGGCTAGGTAATCACCCCAGCTACAAAATTGCGTGTGAAGAACGTGATAAAGCAGCAAATAGGGGAACGCTTGTTCATGACCTTGCAGAAAAGTACATGCATGGTGAATCTGTTGAAGCAGAAGATGATGAAATATGTAAACATCTTATGTCGTTTGAAAAATTCTGGAGAGAGAATGAAATACAAATGATTGACACAGAATTGTTTATGTGGCACAAAGATGTACCATGGGCAGGTACTTGTGATATAATAGCTAAAATGAACGGTAAATATGCTATTATAGACATCAAAACAGGAGGCTATTATAAGTCTCATGAAATACAGCTAAATATGTACGCAGAACTGTTATCTAAAATAACAGGAGAAGA